TTTACTTTCAAGTTTCTTTCTTTCTTGTATTATTTTAGCTACTTGTTGATAAGTATTACCATGTTGATTTTTTTGTCCTTTTTTTGGTAAAGTATAATTTTCTAAATAATCAATAAATTGGTCGCTTGTTAATCTTGCGTTTTTATTTTTTAACACCGACTCTAATGTTCGCATTACACGATTAGTTTTATATTGCAATTCCTTTGTAATGTTTTCAGCTTCTTTTGCTGATTGATATACTTTACTTTTCATTGCAGCTTTACTTCTGCTTAATTGTGGTAAAAACTGTCTAGTTGCTATACCTGCAGCCATTCCTAAAAGAGAACCAAATCCCATATCTTCTGGACTTTGACTTGTTAAATAAATACCCGCAGCAGCACCTATAATTCCTGCTTTAAATCTACTTGCATTTGTAATAATTCTACCTTTATTTTCTGCATCAAAATTTTTCATTACTGTTGCAAAATCGGTTGATTCTCTTACTGATTGACCACCTACTCCATCACCTTCTGGGTCTAATCTACTTCTTAATTCATTAACATAATCTATTTCTCTTTGTGTTCCCCAGTCTTTATCTAAATAATTTTTGTTTCCAGTTTCTTTTCTTAAAGTATCGTATGCTTTTTCGCCTTTAGTTAATTTATATTGAGCTTCTTGAAATGCAGCCTCTTGCTTAGCAGCTAAACCTCTAGCTTCTTTCATAATGTATTTGCGATTACCTTCAGCATTTTTTTCAGTTGCTAAAGACAATTCTCTATCTCTTATTCCATTATCAATTTCTTCTGCAATTTGTTTTAAAGGTGTTTTATCAGCATCTTTTTTTCCTGCATTTAAAGTTTCATCGAGAGTTTCTACTGCTTTTGCTCTCCATAAATCACCTCTAGCTGCATGATTTAATCCTTCAGGTAATACAACTTTAACAGCACCTCCACTAGAAGGTCTACCAACTTTAGTTAAATCCCTAAAGTCTGGATTATCTACTTCTTGTGCAACTCCAGTTTTAGTTTCTGTTTTTTTTGTAGATTTTTTCTGTTGTTGTTTAATTAATGTTTTTTGTAAGTTTCCTTGCCATTCAGCATTCCAACCCAAACCTTGAACTTTTTTTCCATCAACACCTTTAAACTCAGAATATTTAACACCACCTAAATTACTTTTAAGTTTGTTAAAATTTTCACGCATTCTTGCTGAACCAGTTTTGTTTAACATCCAGTTTCTACTAATATCTTTACCTAAATGTCCAGTAATTCCACCAAATGCAGTGCCAAACAATGCACCCATAGCCATTCCATTTTGTAAATTATTTTTATCTATATGACCTTTAAATGTTAAATCACGCATACCTTCATAAACACCACCATATACAGCACCTTCGACACCTCTTCCCAAAGCACCATATCCTAGTTTTTGTGCTTTACTCATGTTTTCAAATGATTGGTAATATTTAGGTTTAATACCTAACCCTGCTCTTACTAAATTTTGACCTGCTTGAGCACTTCTTGTAACAACAGCAGGTATTCTTAAAAAATTAATTGCTAATAATTGTGGGTCTGCAACTATCATTCCTGCTAAAGAACCAATAAACGCACCTGGTCTATCAGTAGCATAATCCCATGCGGCTTTTAAAGTTTGTAATACATTTAAATCTTCTTCTTCATATCCATATTTTTTTTGGACATCAGATACATCAAAATTTCCATTACCTCTGAGCCATGTATTTTCATATGCTATATCCATATCATCATGTATAGCATCTAGCATAGAATTATTTGCAATTCTATCAGCTTCTTCTTCTGGTTTTAAATTTCTTGATTTAGCTATTGTATTATAATATTGTTCTAAAGCTACAGAGTCATACCATCCAATAGCATTACCCCATTCAGACATATTATCTTCAAGCCATCTTCTTTTGTGTTCGTCTTGTAACTCTTGTCCTTCTTTTATTCTTTGTTCGTATTCTTCATCTGTATCTAACAATGCCTCTCTTTGCAAAGAAGGAGTTAATCTATCTAAATAACTTCTATATATTGATGAGCCTTCTAGCATTTCCCCGAATGAATTTCCTATATCACCAAAAAATCCTAACTCTTGATATTTTGGTGCTGTATCTAAAAAGTATTGTATAGTAGCATCTCTTTCAACAGGACTTTTACCTCCTGCTACATGCACTAAACCATAACCTTCAATCCAAGTTGTACTCATATTATTTTAGAAGTGCCATTATATCTTCATCCATTACTGTAGAATTAAAACTTACAGTTGAAGGTGCAGCCTCTACATTTTTTGTTTTGTTAGTTCTACTTGTTGGCGTGTTTAATATAATATTTTTACCCGATAAATATTGTGCTGTTTCTGTGTTTCCAATATCTTCTACATAGTCTTTTAAACCTGCAATTGTTTTTGTTGGGTCTAACAACATTGCATTTATAGCTTGTTTATCAAAACCTTGTGCTTCTAAATGAATAGCATAATTTTGTATTTCACCTTTTAATTGAGCATATGCTTCTTTAAAATCAAAATCGTATTGTTCTTTCCAGTCTTTATTTTTATTATCAATTCTAAATTCTTTTCCTAACTCACCATAAGCAACACCATCTTTGTCATTCCAAGATGTTTGTAAAAATCCATTAACTACTTCTTTTGTTAAAACTCTGTTTGCTAAACTATCAGTAAGATTGTCAAAAAGTCTAGTAGAAGGAGTATTAGCTGCTATATAATTTGCTGTTTTTGATGCTTCTACTTTTTCCATTTCTATAGCTGCATTTGTAACTGTCATTGCCATATCACCAAAACCTGCCATAGATAAATCACTAGCTAATGCTCTTAATTTTTCTGGTGTATCTGGATTAGGATGCTTTCTTTGTAAATCATCTAAAATACTTTGTCTTTGCATTGCAGGACTAGAGCCTTGCATCAGTGAAGCTGTTAATGGATTTCCCATACTTGCAGTATAAAATGCTGCTATATTTCCAACTTGTTCACTATTACGACCCGCCATTGATATAGCATTAGTCATCATAGCATTATCTAATGCCATTGCTGTACTATACTTATCTCCAAACATTCCCATTATTTATCTCCTAAAATCCTAAAAGACCACCTAGTAATCCACCACCAGTACCACCACCTAACAATGAATCCCAAATACCTTTTTTATTTTTTGCATCACCCATTGCTGTTCCTGCAGCAGCACCATATATCATATTTGACGCATTACTTACACCAGATATATTTTTAATTGGTATAGACGCACCTTGTTGTGTACCTGCTTGTATGTATGGAATTTGTTTAAGACCAAGTGCTGTAGCACTTGCTAAATCTCCTTGTTGTCTTGCTCTTTCCATATCAAGTAATTGTTGTGATTGCATCATAGCTTGATTAAATGCGTCTGTATCTGCTGCTGCAATTGAATCTTCAACAGAACCATACAACTCTGAACCACCTGTAGAACCTAACATGCCTTTTGCTTGTAAAGATTCCATAGTCATGTTTCTTAAATTATCAGCTTCACCTGCACGAAGGTCAGCGTTTTGATTGTATAAATACATTTGCAATGCGTATGGGTCATCACCCATAGCTGCAATTCTATCTCTACCTGCAGCACTTCTTTGCAGTAGTGCGTCATACTCAGCTTGTAATTCTGGCGATAACCTCTCAGTTATCATTTTGTTTTCGTAATCTATATCAGTAGTACCTAGAGTATTATCACTAGAATAACCTGCTCCCATTTCAGCAGCTTTATCCATTAATGCTAATTGTCTTTCGTAGTTTTCTCTAGCAAGACCTTCTATATCAGCACCACCACCACGGCTCATAGGAAATGGAAATGACATATTTGTTTTTTGACCACCACCACCTTTATTAAGTGGGCTATTCATTATTCCGCCTTTAGCGTATCTTGTAGGAACAAAGCCTTTTTCCTTTGGCATTGTTCTTCTGTATGCTGATTGTTCGTATGCCATTTTATTCTCCTATGCTGTGCGTTTCCACATATATACTACGATATATGGTTGTACGATGTCGTGAGTGTGTGCGCCACCACCACCTGTTGAATTTGATGTTATTGTTCCTGAAGCTGCTTTACTACTCGAACCTACAACACCAGTAAAAGAACCTGCATTTGTTGTATCGACTTGTTGTATAGTATGCGTATGGCTTGGTATTTCAGATTCAGTTAGTGTATGACTATCAGTCTTAGCACCACCTGTTTCTTCTACCGTATCAAAGTCTGTATCACTAGAGTCAATACCTACCATTACTTTACCTGCTCCAAAGGCTGCCCAAGTACCAACACCAAGTAATGTAGCAGGGTTTGTAGCTACTACTGATGTGTATATTGAGCCTACTGGATAAACATGTGCATTAATTGTAGCTTGGTCTATAGCTGCAACTGCCGAGGTAACAAAAGCTGTACTTGCTGCTTGTGTTGTATTTGTTCCTGCCGAAGCAGTAGGTATAGTTGGAATTCCAGTTACAGTTAAAGTACCTGCTACTGTTGCGTTATTAGCAGCAAAATCCTCTCCACTATCACCATTAGTATCAGCTTTAGAATTAACTGCTGTTCTTACTGTTGTAAACTCAGTATTAAAGTCAGAGCCAGATATTACTTTCGCAGCATCACTATCCGAAAGTGCATCTTTACCTGACCAATTGACTGCTATAGTATAATTACTCATCTTATTTTTCCTTGTTTAGAAATTATTGCCAAGTCTTGAATCGAAGTGTTATATCCATTACTTAAAATAGATATGTTAAGTTTTAAATGTTTAGCACTACCTGTTAATGGTGTTGTATATTCTTGCAAACCATATATAGGCGTAAATTTAGAAGCACCATACAAAGATGTAGACGCTCCCCATAAAGCTGTTGTACCACTTGTAGCAGGTTGTAATGCTATTTCAGTTGTTGCAGATGAACTAATACTGTAATCTTTGTACCATCTTAATCCTAATGTAGCACCACTACCACCTTCTAAAACCAATATCATTCTTTTTAATAAAGAAGCGGTAACTCTTTCTCCCATTCTAATCCATATACTAGATATATCAGCATTGATAGGAGAATTAGTATAACTAGCTGCCGAACTAACCCAAGCCAAATCCGTATCAAAATATCCTTCATAACCTGCTATACCACCATCTTTTTGTCCTGCTACTAATCCTGCATACAATACAGACTGTATCATACAAGAAGGTTCTCGGTCATTATCAAATGTCCAAGTTGTTACTCGAGGTGTACCTGCGGGTGTAGCATGTTTAAAATCAAATACATATGTAATATTTTTATCAGTAAAAGTCATAATATATATGCCTTCGTTTTCTAAATATACTGATTTAACATTTGTACTAACTGCAATATTTCTTATTAATGTATCTTTAATAGCTAAAGATAAATCTTGCATAGGCAATTTATCTTTTTCTGTTGTACGAGCTAATGACCTTAATCCTGTTTCTGACAAAAAAACTAAATCATCAGCAATAGCTTGTACACTATCTCTTGCTACACATCCTACTCCTCTTATAACTTCATTAAGTGCTAGTGTTCCACCTGACTCTGGGTTGTCATACAACACAATATTGTTTTTACCAAATATAACTAATTGTCCATAAAAAGGTGCAATAGCTACAATTTCGTCATTTCCCCATACTGTTTTTAAATCAATTAATCCAGAACCAGTACCAGTCCAATCATCTCCATCTAACAAAACAGAGTAATAAACTACATCTGGAGCTTCTGAAACTCCTCCTACCCACAACTTTCCGTATGCACCCATACCGCAGCTAGGGTCAAATAACGTACTTATAGACGCAGGGTCAGTTGCATGTGCTGCCCATCTTGAACCCGAACTTTGTGCACCATCATATCTTTGTGGTACTACTCCTGTGTGTAAACAATGTAATCTTTTATTGAAATTAATAAATTGCCAATTGCCTGTGCTGTTAGCAACAGTATGCTTGACATCAGCACCACTACTAGGAAAGGCAGCATTAGGAGTTGTAAAATCCACTGTGTAAATAGAAGTGCCATAACTAGCAAATATTTTATTTGTTCCAGAATCATTATGCTCCACCATAGAACCTATAGCTGTACCAGTAGGAACTACTTTTTGTTTTAAACCTTTTCTAAAAGATATTCTACCCGACTCTCTCATTACTACATTATCTGCAGTTGTAAGATATGATGGGTCTAATGTAGATGGATTACTTTGTGTATTTAATCCATTTACACCAAAATTATCTAAAGGTAAATATTCTAAGTTTTTTGCCATTATCTAAAATTAACTTTTCCATGAGAATAATTTTCATTTACATACCAATCTGTTTCATATTGAGCATTTCCGCTATCTAATATAATTGCTTGTTTAAGTGCTTCTCCAGTTTCTTGTGCCATAAGACTTGATTGTGTACCGCCATCTTCACCACGCTCAGATATTGCTCTAGCCCATGCACCAAGTATAACTGGTTTACTTGGTATTTTTAAAACTGTTGCAGCTAAAGTTAATTCACTTTGTGGTTTAACAATATCAAAAGATAATGTGTGTGCTTCTGTAGGTACTGGCGATAAATCTATTTTTAAATTATTAGAACTATCACTACCATTAAAAGCATAATATAAAGGCTC